CTTGATTTCGCGCTCTACCTGCGGGGCATTAGTGGTAAAAAGAACCTCATAGGCCGCATTAGGCACGATCAATCCCCCTTAATCCGTTGCTGTCTAAGACCAGCAATTATTGCACTCATTCTAAGCAGCACTGGCACAGTCCATGGTCTACCAGGCACAAAACGTCCCCGCTTGCCCAATAGTTTAGGCGTGTAGCCATCATGCACAAACAAAGCATAATCTCTTTCGCCATCGCCTGTCCATCGAAATAACGTTGCATTTGGCGCATCAATACGCTCTTGGCTATTTTTTAGTGCTTCAGTGTCAACAATGTCCCGTGGCGAATAGGGCAAATTACCATCTTGCGAAAGATAGTCGCCATTCTCTCGTAACGTACCAGTCATGCCTCTGACAATGATCGGGTAACCATTGCGCCTTATCACAGTCACCCCTTCGGGCCGATCATAGTCAAACTCATCTTCAAAAGAACCCTGAAACTCAACGCTCACTCTGTCCATCAATTCCCTGAACACTTCCCTTGGTAGAGAAATGGTCTGGGCAATCATTCGCATTGAATCATAGTTAGGCTTCTTTGCCATTATCGTAATTCTGCACCAATTAAACCAACGATAACAGGAGGTAAACGGAGATTCTTCAATGCCCACTGCATCGCTTCTTTGGTTTCACTGCTAATGCCAGTAGCCTTCGGCCGCTCAAATGGCAGGAAGTCATCAACGGAAGCCTTTGCCGTCTTGCCGCCCAATGCTCCCACCACTGTCACGGCCAACTTAGCAGTGCTAATGCTTTGTGCGTTGATAAGTTGTTGCTGCTCATTGCTAGCTTGCTCCAACATTGTCCGCAATAATGCCATTGGCACCTTCCCAAAGCGTTCCGCATGAAAAATGGGATCGGCAATGGAAAGAGCCATGATGCGGCAATACAAAGCAGCCCAATCCGTAGACTGGGCTAAAGTGCTTTCACTTTGCTTTTCTAGCCGCTCTAGCCTTGTGCCTTTGGGGATTCGTCCTCATCGTCGTCTCCTGCGCTTGCAGGGCCTTCCTCCTTCGCCATGAAGGCTTCCACAGCATCAAGCATGGGCTTGGTGAGTTTGCCAGTATCAGCCTTGCTCCAGTCGGTCGTAGCCACCCACTCAGCGCCTTTCAGCACTTCCCCGCGATTCTGGAAGAACCTTGTCACAAGCTCTTCAAATTGATCTTGGGCCGATGGCAGGAGCAGGAACAGGGCTGCAGCATCCTCGGCATGGTCGCCAAGTTGCTCTTGCCTTTCGGGCGCATCCGACTGGAGCAAATCAAAGGCTTCATCTTCACTAATGCCTTTCTCTGCCGCAATGCGTCGTGCAAGCCGAATAGCACGCAGGCTAAACTCAGCCCGCTTTTTGCTTTGCAGTTCCCGCAGCCACACTTCCTCTGTGAGCCAACTTCCAAAACTCCGCAGACGCAGCCTTTCAGCAATAGCCTCATACTTGGCATTGCCGACCAGGAAGAAATCGCTGTATTGACTCATTGAAAATTAAACAAGCAGCGTAAGTCTAGCGTTAACTTGCCGACAAGGCATGGGATTACCAATGGCACGATGGGGAAGGCCAATGATTAGCTTTTCGCCTTTCCAAGGGATTACAACGCTTGCTGGGCAATTAGATACAAAACAAGCTAAACCAGCAAAAATCAAGCCGTCCTCTAGCTTCGCATTAAAGAGCCAAGCCTTTTCGCATTCGCTTTTGACAACCTTCATCGCGGCAACAGGGGCTTAACTTCAGTGTCAGGAATCGTAATGCGATACTGGCCATAGGCCACGTCAGTTTCGGGCGATGGCGAAAAAGTGGCATCAGGAAACCTACGCTCAAGCCTTCCCACCGCTTCATCAAGAGCCGTGCTTCCACCAGCATAATTGACTAGCATCACCACCCAAGCCTTACGGCTAATCACGGTTCCAACTCCAGCCTGTGGCGAACGCCGAGGGAACTCTTCCATGGTCACTTCCAAGCCCTGTACTTTCCAATCACTAGGCACGCCTTGAGTGCCAGTGATATAAACTGCTGGAATTGCTTGACCATTGGGCAAAATGTAATTGCCAATCAGGCTTGGTGGACACTCCAAAGCTGAAACAATGGTATCACGAAGTTGAATTTTGTCCAAAAGAAAAGCCTCCCGATAGAGGGAGGCTAACAAAGAAACAATGGAAAAGCAATCAGGAGTTGGGCACAATCGGGATGATGCTGCCCGAGCTAGTGGCGGCTTGGTGAATACCAATGCGACCACGGCTCATCAGGTCAAAGGTGACTTCCACAAGGTTATCCGCAGGATAGCTCTCGTTGTAGTTCATCACGCGAGCCACATAGGCCACGCGATCGTAGAAGAAAGTGGTGCCAGAGCTTCCAAGCTCCTTGTTGACTTCCACGTAAACTTCATGGTTCTTGTCGTAGCGACCCTGGGCGATCACTTGGAAAGCTTCATCAAAGCTATTGGGCAGGAAGGTGGTACCATCAACATCCTTTTGGAAGTAGGACGTAACGGCAGTCGTAGCGGCGGCAGTAACCACAACGCTATCGGAGAAACCACCGCCACCAAGCAGGTAGAACTCAGTATTGCCATCGTTGAAAGCAATACTTGCAGTAGTGGCGGCCTGCAGCGTATAAAGGGTGGGAGCACCACTTACGGTGAAAGTGGCGCCAGATTGAGTGATAACCGGACGGGCAGTTCCCGCAATCGAGCCAACACGCACAATAACGTCTTGGCTCTTAACCAGTTCAGTCGGATGGTAGAGCATTTTGCCTCAAAGGAAAGGGAAGAAAGAAGATGGTTAAGCGTTCAAGACGCTTCCTTTACCAATTAGTCTAAACACGCCTCTAATTGGTTGGCCAAGAAACTGCCAATAGTGTTCTACAAAGTGTTCATTAGGCAGTAGCTCAAATCTTCCCTCCCTACCATTGATTGTTGCTTTGGCGGAAGCGCCAGGTGACACTCCAGACAATGCCAGTGGTCCTGTTAGCCGACCTTCCATATACACGGCGCTTTGATCTGCTCCGAGGAGGTAATCGTACCGTGGATTGTTTTTTTGCTTTAACGTGGCATAGTATGTCACGCCACTGGCAACGGGTCGGTAGTTTTGCGTGAAAGGATCAACGGCATAACCACCAGCCACATCCCAAATTAAAATGGCATTGGCTAATGGTGATAGTCCGTTGATTTGGCTCACATTACAAAACCAATGGTGGAAGAACAAGAGTTAAGCATTCGCAAATACTCTTGACCGTATTGCGTGGCCTCTAGCCCCTTGCCATAGACTTTTCCATCAGTGGCGCCAATTTGAGCGCCCATTTGGACAAGTTGCAAGGCAATGATGTGGGCGGCTAGGTGCTTGATAGCACGATCAGTTTGATCGCCAAACACTGCTTCGCTCGCATCTGCAGAGGCTTCCTCAATAGCCCCAAGTACAATCCCCGATGGATGGGGAATGAACTCAGGGAATCGCTCTAGAAAGCCCGAATAAGTGACCATCAGGCATTTCCAGTGCGAATGGCCTCGCGCCGCTTCACGATTGCATTCCTCACCCGAATACGACCTTCACGATTCTTCCAGTCCAACAGTAGTTCTGCATCGTGGATCATTTCAATGGCGCGGAGGGCTTCCTGAAGAGGGAGATTGGTGAGAATGTTCAAGTCGGTGACAGCCTCAGACACGACTTCCTGTTCCATCATTTCTTCAATGGCACCAATCTGCATCAGCTTCTTCACTGTTGCATTTTGGCGGGCCTTTTGCCATGCTTGCTCTGGCACATCCTTGTTAAGACCAGGCACCAGTTGCACCAGTCCCTGCTCAACAATCACACCAAATCCCCCCTCACGCGGCGGATTTTCAAGTTCGGGGCGATAAGCGATCAGCATGTGTCTAAAAGAAACAGACAATACTTAGCTTAACGCCCCTCACTAAAATCAGGCACTCTTCTGAACGTAAACAACGCTCTTCGGATAGTAAATTGCAACACCACCCACGCGAGCATGGGCAGGAACAATAAACTGAAGATTGCGCTGTTGGGGCGGGAACAGTTCAAGCGGTTGCGGAATATGAAGCTGAAGCTTTTCCGGGTCGCGCTTGTAGAACACCATCCGGCGAGTCGAAAGACGACTTGTGGACTTGGAGTTGTCCAGTTGCAGAATGGGCTCAACATTGCGGATGTAGGGATTGGTCCGCAGGAAGTATTCCAGAACCGTCAGGTCGCTGGAATCACTGTTCCGAGTGGAGGTGACGCGCTGATAATCCACCCAAGGCAGGAGCAGCGTGTCGGGCTGTTCCTTCATCTGGGAAGCATTAACAATGGCAGTGGAGCCATAGTTAAGCAGTTCCAGCATTTCGGCCGTAGTAATGGTCGAGGTGTCGAACCACTTATCGGCAGTCACCACGTCAACCGTGGGATTGTTGAAGAAACCAGTCAGGTTGGTGGAAGTGTCGCCAAACATGGCAATATCTTCCACTTTTTCTTCGTAAGCGCGACGCACGGCAGCACCACGACGGGCCTCAAGGGCGACGTTGGCCATTTGCGCGGCACGCAGTTCCTGGACGGTGTAGCCAAAGCTACCACCAATGGAACGGAAGTAAATGGACTTCTCAACCTGGCTAACGTCCGAACGGGGCAGGTCGTCGGCGTTATCAGCAATGAAGGCGAACGAGCCAGTGCTGTCCATCACCCGATAGGTGAATTGCTGAGCACCGGGGCCAGCCTCACTGGTCACAGGCAGGATCGTCGGATACTTAATGTCGGCATAAGCCGTTTCAAAGACTTGCGGGCGGATATACTCCAGTTGCCGTTGGAGGAACAGCCCTGTATCATCCATGCGAAAATCAGTCATGGTTTCCTCAGGCGTTAGCGGTAAGGGTGAAGTTGGGGCCATTCAGGTCCAGCACCGCCAGTCCACTACCAGTGGTACGGGACAGATAGGCGGCATTGGACACAAGGGCGGTACGGCCACTGACGGCACTAGCCGAGAATTGACCGGCATATTGCACGCCAGAAGCAGCGTGGATGACGCGCACGGGAGTCGAAGGATCGACAGCACCATGGACGTAAACCACAACAGCACCACGACGAACAACGTTCATCAGTTGGCGATCTTTTGCGCCAGGACGGTTATTGGCATCACGGGCGGTTTCGTCAACGTAGGTGAGAACGTTCACGCCAACCACAACGCCAGAAACGCCAGAAATGGTGCGGGCAGAGTCTGCAACAGTGCTGCCACTGTTCCAGATAAGCATGTTGCCGAAAGCCACAACGCCGGAAGTTTCATTGACATAGGAGTCAATAACCTTCGGACGGGCATCGGCAAGTTGGCCTTCAAGGAAGGCATCATGCACAAAGGCATAGGTGGTCTGAACACCCCCAGCAATGGGAGTACCAGACGCAGTGAAAGTAACGGCCATTGTCAGGCTCCTTTGGTTGCGGTGAGGGGGCGCTGGTAGGCTTTCGTCACGCTGTCCCAATAGGTTTGGGGCGGTGCCGAAACAGACATGGAAGCCACGGCTTCACGCAGGGGGGCAGTGGAAGAATCCTTGCGATCTTCAGTGGCGATGGTGTCAAATGCAGCCATCACATAGTCGTCAGACCGTTCAGCCAGCTTCATGGAATCACCACGAACGGCATTCACGGCATCGACCATGATTTCACGCGCCGTCTTACCAGCAAAGACATAGGCGCTGTCCAGAACAGGCTTGGCCTTTTCAATAAGGGCCAGGCGCTCTTCCACAAGGCTGTCCACATTCACAGCCTTGGCAGCCTCAAGATCAGCCTTGAGGCTTTCGTTTTCGGAAGCGAGAGCATCAGCGCGACCCTCGGCAGAGTCCATTTTGCCCTTCATTTCCTTTTCCATGGCATCCATTTCTTCCTTCAGTTTTGATGCCTTACCACACATTTCGTCGTACTGCTTTTTCATTGCCTCGTACGAGGTCTTTGCATCGGCGCGTTCTTTGCCAATGGCAAGGGCAACACCCTCGCTCACTTCAAAATCAGCACCGTCAAAGACCACCTTGGCGGTAGTCATAGATGGTTCCTCAGATAACAGGAGAATTGGATCGGCGGCATCCTGACGGTCAAGATGCAATTTCACTTGCGGGCCTGCCCGCCCAGTTTTTACAACGGCAACGTGATTACCCATGATTTCCGTTTGGCGGCCATCGTAAGGTTCGCCATCAGGAGTGGTGCCAGGGTTGGCATCATAAGCAACGCGATAACCGGCACTGACTTCCGTAGCATCACCACGTTGAATCTTTTTGATAAGATCCTCGTCGGTTACTGTCATTACTGCCCGAACAAAGCCGTTGTCATATACAATCTCGGTGCCAGTGAAGCCCTTTTGATAGTATTTAGTGTTGGCAGTGTTCAGAAGTTCTGGCGGATGCTCGTCAGTGACACTCTTGCCCGCAAAGGAAGCAAGACTTTCAGGAGCGGCTACGTCCTCGGGAGCACGATATTCACGCCGAGTGGAACCATCAGCATTAACGTAATGCTGAACGCCAGTGCGAGCGATTGTCGCATGAAGACGAAGATACCCTTCAGGGGTAACTTCATACTTCTCAATCGGCGCAACGTCGTACCTGAGGGCAGTATTGCTCATAGAGTAAGCCTAAGAAAAATGCCATTTTTCCTAGTAGCATGATTCAGTGGTGAATCAGAAATGACAGACTATGCCGTAAATGCCATTGCTATGCCTCACGAAAAGAGGCGAAAGCTTGTGGCATCAAGAATTAGAAAAGCCCGCCTTGATAGCGGGCTCTCTCAACGTGACGTGGCAAACATTTTGCAAACAAGTCAGGCTTCTTATTGCAGGATGGAGGCAGCAATGGCGGAACCAAGTGCGGTGCAACTTGCAACGCTTAGTAGCACCTATGGTGTGAGTGTATTGTGGCTACTTGGCTATCCCAACTTCATCGCTCTAGCTCTGCCGCAATCATCCTCCGGCCCGAACCTCATCTAATTCACTTTCAATGCCAGCCATGATATAGGCTTTGGCGATAGCCGCGCCTTCAAACTCCGTCATCCGCCAGTTTTCTTCAAACACGGCATCAGGGCGCTCGTATTGTGGCTCAATGTAGAAATGGGTTTCAACTAAACGACCATTCACAAAGAGGTTTTTGTTAACACAAGCCCAGCGAGTAGTATTGCGATGGGAGTTCAGCGAAAGCACACGGAGAATATCTTCCGTGGAGAAATCCTCTTCTTCGCCATTGTCATCGTCATATTCAACGTCGTGGTCAGCCATGGCGGTAGAGCAGGTGCGATTATCTTAGCGTTCTTTTTGTTTTGCTTCCTGTTCTCTGATAATGCGATTCGCCCATGCTCGCCCGGCACTTCCGCCCCATAGAAGGCCCGAAATGTAGCCAGCATCATCTTCACCACCAGCGAAGTTTTTCTCATGACGACTGAAGAAAGCCGCCATGCGCTTGATGGTTTCGTAAGACACTGATTCACCATTGGCCAGGCTTGTGGCCCTTGCCACTCCACTGCCAATGCCTTGCTTGCCCGCCTCTTGAGTGGTTAAACCGCCCTTGTGGTACTTGCGCCTAAGCTCTAGTCCTCTACGGGCCGCAGAACGCACTGCGGACGGCGGGGCAAAGCTCAGCGAATCAAGGGCGGTCAGTCCTTTGGGCCGTTCATTTCCTCGGGATCTTCGGGATCCTCCTCTTCGCCCATGATGGTCACAACGTAAGAATCCCAGTAGGCATCAGTCTTGTCTCCTTTGCTCATGCCGGCTTCGGACAGGGCAATGGCAATAGCCTGTTGGCGGCTTTTCACTTTCTGGCCGCCAGAACTTTTGAGTGTACCAGCCTTGAACTCTCGCATCACTTTGCGGACTTTGGCGTTTTGCTCCTTTTTGCTCATTGGCATCAGAAATGGTATTGATCTGTAATCTAGCTTGTCAAAAGGCTAATTCCTTGTAATTACAAACATAAGATCATCGTAACGCCCCTTAACATGCCGACGATCTACACTATAACCAGCCATACCTTCTGGAACCGCCTCCCGCAAAGAATTGAGCCAACCCACATCTTGCACGTCTTCAATAATGGCAATGCCATTTTCACTCAACTGCGGAGCGTAAAGCTTGATAAAAGCTACTTGGCTTGCAAGCGTATGGGGGCCGTCATCAATGGCAATATCAATTCCAGTGGGCATTATTGTCTTAATCTTGACTGCAGTGGCGTCAGAATACGCATCGTCCACGATAAAGCTATAGCGAGCATTGTCCATCCGCTCAAAAATGGAGGGATGCACGGCATTTTGCACGTCCACTCCCACAATGTAGGCTTTGGGCAAGAGTTGGTGCCATAGCAAGAGCGAGCCGCCGTACTGCACGCCAACTTCCAGTAGATTCACTGATTTGCCTTGGAATCTTGCTAGAAGATCCTCATAAACCGGGCCGTACGAATGAATTGATTGCTTATCAGTGCCACCAGGCCGGTCAAAGTCGGCAATATCTTCGGACGCAAGGATAGAATCAATCATGACATTAGAAATAATCAACGTTGAATACTGGAGTTAACAGGCCATTCTCAATGGCTTCACGACGAGACGAATGACTAAGGGAATGAGTTTCCCTGTCTCTTAAGGCGAAGTAATCCTGAGTGTACTTGGATGGTGGGCAAGGACTATTGTAGTGGTCTATTTCGGTTTCATTGAGATTGGCCACTCTCGGATTTTGGGTGCCCAGCCAAAATTCATGCGTCATGCGATCAGTTGCAGAAAGATAACCAGTATCTAAAGCTCTAAGATAGTCTGCTCGCACCCACCAAAAATTGCCGGAAGGATGTGGACAGGGGTGAGTGCGCCAATTAACGGTAGAAACATCATGGTTATCCAAGTAATCAACAGCCATTCGCCAGTTTGCAATAAGATAATGTTGCATCATCATTCGCCAATCATCTTGATTTGGCGTTGGATGCGAAATGCCCTTGCTGTGTAAATAGAGGATTGCATGATCGCCAGCCCTTGCATATTCATGGGCAAGCAGTAGCGCCTTCATCTCGCCATTGTTGTCATTATGAAACACTTTCACGCAATCGGAAAGCTCTGGCAACTGCTCTGACCCATTAACTGAAATGGTTACTTGCGCTGCATCTATCAAGCCGCTAGAGTAAAGGGCTCCAATTTGCTCGTAAAATAACTGTTGCCAGCGTCCGTATTGATACAAATGATAGATAACGGAAAGCGAAGGACGATTTACCATTGCTTGATTTGTGGCAAACAAGTGTAGATATTGCCTTGAAAGGATTGGCGAAGGGAATGACTGATGTGGTCCGCAAAGTTATGAGCAAGAATCACAATGTTTTCATAGCCGTTAAGCAACTCCTCAGTGCGGGGAACCACCTCAAAGCCTGTACCGGGAACAAACAGACCTTGCTTCTCCTTTGTGTCATCAATAATCACTGCGTTTGGCATTTCATTGATAGTCACTTGAAGCGCGTTCAGAAAAACACATCCCTTTGCTGCCGCGCCAAAGAATGCAGTCCGCCCCTTGAGGCGGTCTAAGAATTGACGACAAACATCAATGTGAGAATCGCAGTTACTATTGAAACTGTTAAGGTCAATTTGCTGCTCTTGCGCAATAAATTGCTTGATGACTGGTGTTGGTTCAGGAGCGGAAAAGTATTGATTGGTTAACCATAGGCGCATTGAGCCGCCATGAATGTCACTGGTTTGAAGATGAATAATTTTCAGGCCGTATGAATTGAAGAGTTTTACCAATGGCGTTAATAGCCAGTAGTAATAATGTTCATGATAAAACTGGTCAAACTGACCAGTCGCAAGTGTTGTCAACGCATAGGGAAACTCCAAAACCCATACGCCGTCTAGAAACTTAACAATTCCACGCAAGAAAAGATCAAGGTCTTTTGTATGCTGGAAGACGTTGGTAGAAACAATTAAATTGGCCTTTGGCAGGTCCATCGCCTCATTGAACTGTCCACAGACATGCTCAATTCCATTGGCGGCATTAGCATCTTTTACGCTTTCACTGAAGTCAACGTTAATAAGCCTTTTCGGTTTAACGCCAGACCAAAAACTCACCTCCTCAGACCTATCACGAAAAGTTTTCAGCAGCGTACCATCATTACCACCAATGTCAATAATTGTTTCCAGGTTCAAGTGGTTGAGCGAATCATACATTTCCTTGCAATGCTGAATGTATGGCTGGCTAGTGCCACTGCGGTATAAGTAAGAAGAATAAAGAAGAGAAGGTGGCACTTCTTCGTCTAGATGAATTGACAAATCGCTTTCACAGATTGCCCTAAGAGGAAATCGCTCGGCATTTAGCGCCTCCACTGCAGAACGACGTAAATTGTTCACCAAGGGCTGAGTGCCAAGATCAAGCAAAGTAATGCTCATAAACCGCATCCATGCAAAGGGAAAAATTCTACAGGGGTAGATCCTAGAAACTTTTTGTGGTATAGGACGATACCAGACAGCAAGCGTTCAGAGAGAAAGGCCATAGCCCGCATATCATAGCCGCTCAATCCCCTGATTTGGTCTTCGTACATTAGCCAAATGGGCCACAAGCACTCAAAAAGTATGCTCATTAACTGCTTGTAAATGCAAACTTCGGCCAGTGCCATAGGTCCGCCTTGAAAGCGTGGCTGTGACCAAGTGGCATCTAGCTCCTCAATCGTCAGCGGTAGCCTTCCTTGACCGGCCAGTTCTCTTGACATTTCCACACCAGGAAAACTATGGCCACCACGAAATTGAACATCCAACGAGAACGGGAAAATGCAGGGCTCAAACAAATACAACGTTCCTTCTTTGGCGGATTGCAGGCTTTCATCGTCCCACCGCCTTCGATACTGAGCGTTTCCAATGATGCCACTTAAGGACTGTTGCAGAAGCCAATGAACCGCAGTAAGTTCTCCCCACCACGGGTTTAAGTGTGAAATTGAAGATTCACAAGCGTCGTCTAAAACGCGACCGTTTTCAAGATGAACTTTCTTTTGCTCTTGGGAAAGCGAAGACGCATGAGCTACTACTTCCACTAACGGAAATTTAGATTGATAGCGCACAGGTGAATCATTCATACGCACCGCATAAATTATCGGATTGTTGCTAGCCATAGACCCTCTGATGCGCCCAAAGTTCGTTGTAATTGTTTGTCTTGCCGGCGCCAAGTGCCGTTAAATCACCACCGTTTGCGGGTTTGGCCCAAGCCATAATTGTGCCATCGGGAAGAACAAAAGCACGATTCTTTTGTTCATGCAATGGCGTGAGTTCAAGCCAATCGCCAAACACATAATCGGCATCACTTCCATGCCTTGCCAGCGATTGTCCAAGCAACGTGGGGCCAGTGGGGCACAATGGCGTGATGCCATAGTATTTGTTCTTACAATTCTCTACGATTTGACGAATTGCAATGGCAAGAGCATGGTTATTGGGCTGTGAATACAGGACAGTGGTGGCACAAGCAAAGCTGGTAAAAGTAAATCGCTGGATTTCACGAAATGCCAAGAATTTAATCCGTTCGCCAATTTCCACAGGCGCTACTGCCCTCACGCCAATGTCAAAATACCAGCCTCCAATGGCATTGAGAATACAGAACCGCCCAAGGTCTGCCTTGTAGGAATAGGGCTTAAGGGTGTCGTAAGCCCATACCACTTCATCGTCATAGTATTGAGCGATCAGTTCCCGTAGTTCGCCGTTGGAATAGAGCTTGTATTGGCAATTTGCAAATACTTCCTTGACAGTGCCAGTGGCATATTGCAAGTATGGTGACAGTTCAACGCTGTCATCATCAGTGATGAAGATTTGTGAAACTTGCATCAGCCCAGCCTCACGGGAGTTCCAAAGCCCTTGAACTTGGTGGGGGCAGGAGCAGAAAGCGTGCGATCAATGATGCCCTTCATTTGTCCAACAATCGTTGGCCACTCATAGGAAGGCTTACACACTTTTTCGTAGCACCATTTGCCAGTGGCCTGAAGGGCCTCTGGAAATTGATAGTAGTAGTCAAGCCGTTCCGCAAGGCTTTCCGATGATGGCACAGGGCGTTCCAGGCCATACCCGCGATCAGTTTCGCTTTCCAAGCAATCAATACGCGGCACGCCGCTAAAGATTTCCTTAAGACTTGTATGGTCGGGAACAAGTTGAGCAACGCCAGTAGCGGCGTGTTCAAAATTAACCAGCCCCCAACCTTCGGCAATGCAAG